AGTAAGTCTGCACCACCTAAGAGGTAGCCAAGCAATCGCACAACTGTCGGACATGGTGATCGGTCTGGAACGTAACCAACAATCAGAAACAATAAGCAACGAGACACGAGTCCGAGTACTGAAGAATAGATTCAGCGGACAGACAGGACACTGCGACACACTCTACTATAGTGGAGACACTGGACGGTACACTCCTGATGTGTTCAAACCAACTAATGATGAAACCAATAACCCATTCTAATTATGACACGAACACTATTCTTTGATATCGAGACCAACGCCATTAACGATTGGTCCACCTACTCAGACCTTCACACCGTACACTGTCTGTCTATCTACGATCCTATGATGCCGAAGATGCTGACGTTTCACGGGGAAAGTATAGAGCGTGGATTGTTAGAGCTACAGAAAGCAGATCGTATCGTCGGACACAACGTCATTGACTTCGATATACCAGCACTGAAGAAGCTGTACGGTTTCTCACCACCACTGATTAAAGTATTAGATACTCTTGTTGTTAGTCGATGTGTGTTTCCTGATCTACGGAACGATGACTTCGGACGGGACGGCTTCGATAAAGCACTCGTTGGTAGCCACTCGTTGAAAGCGTGGGGACACCGTATGGGTAGCACAACTAAGCTGACGTACGGAGAGGAAGACGGAGCGTTCAACAGCTACAACGATGAGATGCGTAAGTACTGTGAGCGTGATGTTATTGTTACTCAGTTACTTCACGACTTCCTATTCAAGCACAAGCCCAGCAAAGAGATGATAGCTATAGAGCATTGGTTCAGGTTTGTTATCAGCTTGCAAGAGCGACACGGTTTTAAGTTTGATTTGGATAAAGCAGACTTACTGACTGCCAAGCTGATGGGTATCCGAGCGAAGCTGACCACTGACTTACAGAATCAATGGAAACCTACAGAGGTAGAGATGAAGAGTCCAGCTGGTTGGACGCTTGAGATAAAGATGGAAGACGGTGTAGAGATTATCAGTCGTAAGACAAAGAACGAACTGAAGCAGGAGCTGAAGAGTCGTGGTTTGAAACAGACGCTGGTAAAGGATGCTAAGAAACAAGGCAACGCAGTGAAAGAGATACCGTTCAATCCGGGTAGTCGTAAGCAGATTGCTGAACGATTGATGGGTCTTGGTTATGAACTACCTACTGAGAACGACGGTGTATCTTATAAGGTAGATGAATCTGTACTAAGGGGTATCGACCACCCTATTGCTGGAGATTTGTTATCGTATCTACTCGTACAGAAAAGACTTGGTCAGTTAGCCGAAGGACAACAAGCGTGGCTCAAGCTACAAAAGAACGGAGTGATACACGGTAGCGTCAACACCAACGGAGCAGTCACAGGTAGATGTACGCACAGCAATCCCAACGTCGCACAAGTACCAAGTGTACGAGCTGACTACGGATCGGAGTGTCGTGAGTTATTCACAGTGCGTAACGGTTACAAGTTAGTAGGGTGTGACGCATCTGGACTTGAGCTTCGTATGCTTGCCCACTACATGGCGTTCTACGACGGAGGACAGTACGCTAAGATCGTAACGGAAGGAGATGTACACACAGTCAATCAAAAGGCAGCAGGACTAGAGACACGGGACCAAGCTAAGACGTTTATCTACGCTTTGTTATACGGAGCAGGTGACGAGAAGATTGGTAACATAGCAGGTGGTAACGCACAGCTTGGACAACAACTAAAGCGTAAGTTCTTCAGTAGTCTGCCAGCACTCGCTCGTTTACAAGCTGATGTACAACGCAAAGTAAAACACGGTGGAGAGTTGATTGGTTTAGACGGACGCATCCTTCCGATACGCAGTAGTCACGCAGCCCTCAACATGTTATTACAATCAGCTGGTGCAGTCGTTATGAAAGTAGCACTGATCCAACTGTTTCATTTACTGAACGGATTGAGATGGCAACACGGTAGGGAGTATGCTTTTGTTGCGAACATCCACGACGAGTTCCAAGCAGAGGTAACACCTGATAAAGCAGAAACGTTTGGTAAGTTAGCCGTTGAATCTATCCAACACGCAGGGAAACAACTGAAGCTGAACGTACCGTTGGACGGTGAGTTTAAGATTGGCAACAATTGGAGTGAAACACATTAACTATGACAGAGATAGAATATGATATGTACACTACCTTAGCCAATGTCTATGATACACAAGACCTTACGGTCGATTACGATTGGAGACAACAATACAACGATAAGATGCCATCATCAAACGCACAACGGATCGGAGCAATAGCGGAGACACGTTTCATAGCTGAATGTTTAGAGCGTGACTTCGAACCACATACCCCCACAACGCCGATGCCTTGGGACTTCATTGTTCACTGCCCAGCAGGAGACCTGAAGGTACAAATTAAAAGCACATCAGTTAAAGCTGGAACATTCTATACAGTTAATGCTGGATCAGGAACCACACAGAAGCTACACATATCAAACGATGTAGATGTAGTGGGTGTTTATGTATCTCCTATTAAGATGTGGTGGATGATACCTCGTGGATTAATAGAAAGTAAAACAATCAAGCTATCACCCGAACAAGCAAGTCGATCTAAATATAAAAAATACCAAGAGAACTGGAGTATATACTATGAGTAAAACCAAAACAACATTGCTGATTGATGCAGACGTACTAGCGTTTGAAGCGTCGGTCGTAGCCGAAGAGCCAATACATTGGAAGGACGAACTGTGGACGGTACACGCAGACATGGCATTAGCTAAAGCTCGTGTGGTCAACCGCATCGTAGAGTTCCAAGAGAAACTAAAGACAGAGAATGTAGTGCTGTGTCTATCAGACCGTGCGAACTTCCGTCGTAAACTTAACCCAGACTACAAAGCAAACCGTGCTAAGTCCCGACTGCCCATCATCTTACGACAAGTAAAGCAGTGGATCATCGACGAGTTAGGTGGCGTGTTGTGGGCGAACCTAGAAGCAGATGATGTTATATCTATATTAGCTACCGATAAAGCAATGGATGAAGAGACTATCGTTGTTAGTATAGACAAAGACTTCAAGAGCGTACCTGGTATCTTCTTTGATTATAACAAGGGAGAGTACCACCAACCAAGTGAGGAAGAGGCGGACAACTATCACTTGATACAAACCATAGCAGGAGATCATACGGATGGATACAGCGGAGTGCCCGGCGTGGGTGTGGTGAAAGCGGAACGTATACTAGAGAAGGATGGATACACATGGGAGACTGTTGTAACATGTTACGAGAAAGCAGGACTCACGGAACAAGACGCATTGATGAATGCATGGATGGCTCGACTACTACGCAGTGATAACTACTGCTTCAGAACTAATACTATTAAAAAATTATGGACACCAAAGAACTACCAAACCAAGGATATACTAGAGATTTCTCAACGGGGGCTCGCCGTGACGGGGATGATGGACGGGGACGACCCTGCCTTATTCCTCCAGTCGCCCTTCGCCGTCTCGCAAAAAGATTTGAAGATGGCGGAAAGCTTTACGGAGACAACAACTGGAAAAGAGGTTTCCCTCTAAGTAGATTATATGACTCGATGTTTAGACATTTGTTGGGGCTGGCTGAGGGGGACAACTCTGAAGACCATGCGGCTGCTATCTTGTGGAATGCGTCGGCTTGGTGCTGGACTGAAGAAAAGATTAAAGAGGGAAAGCTCCCGTCGGAACTGGACGATATAGATTATAACAATGAATGACGAAATAGTATTACCCGCTCTGTCTCAGGACTTAATCAATAAACTTGACAAACTATTCCCAGATAAATGTCCGCTGTTGACAGACACAGAACGTGAGGTATGGTATAAGGTAGGACAAAGAAGTGTAATTAATTATTTACAACAGACTTACGACGACCAACTCGAACAAGATATAGTAACTAAACAAGTACAGTAATACCATGTGTTTTTCACAGCCCGACATTCCACCACCGCCCCCACCTCCGGCTCCACCACCTCCTCCGCTTCCTACAGCAGAGAAGGCAGTTACTAAAAGAGCTACTCAACCTACTAAGCGTCGTCGTGGTACAGCCCAAGTCACAGCTACTCGTCGTCCTACACTTAGCATGGGTGGTGGTAACGGTGGAACGGGAGTACAGCTTTCTTCATAACAACAACTAATAATATAAATATATATGAGCCTTCGCACACTTGATAAAAAGACGTTGCTCTCATCTGCTACTAGTTCAGGGGCGGGTAACAGTTTCTCGGTTGAGCGTTCTAAGGGATGGACATTTGTCGTCGCCACAGAATCCGCAGGAGCCGCAACAGTAGACATTGAAGCTTGGATTGGTGGTGCTTGGCACGTCGTCCACAGTCAATCGGTATCCTCAGAAGGATCGGTTATGATTCGTGATGACCACGGACACTACGAAAAGCTAAGAGCTAATGTCTCAGCTTACACCGCAGGTACTCACAGCGTCTACGCTACTGGTACTGTTGACTCTCTATAATGTCACTTGAGTTTCCATCAACGCTTGAAAAGCCCAGCAACATCACACCGTTTCCGGGTAACTTCATACGACCAGCTTTCGAGAAGCTCTACGGATTTGACGCCGAGGAAGTCATAGACGGAGCGATCTTTACGGAAGCAAGTGAACCATTGACAACTGAACTAAACGAAATATTATTATTTGAACCCGCTTAATACTCATGGCTAATAAAAAAATATCTGAATTAGGTGTACTTACAACACCAGCCGGAGCAGACATACTTGCTATTGTTGACGACACCGACGCAACCACCAAGAAAGTATCCGTTACCAATTTGATGGGGCAAGCATCTGCTTCCAACTTATCAAGTTACGACTTCAACGGAAACGCTATCAGTAACTTCGACGCATCGATCAACGATCAAACAGGAACCACCTATACATTAGTAGCTGGAGATAACGGTAAAGTAGTAGTACTAGACAACGCTGCTGCTGTAACTGTCACAGTACCAAGCGGTTTGGGAGCAGGGTTTAATTGTAGCTTCGTACAAAAGGGAGCGGGTCAAGTATCATTCAGTGCTTCAGGAACTACGATCAACAACAGACAATCTCACACCAAGATAAACGATCAGTACGGAGTAGCTAGTATTGTAGCTTACGCTACCGATACCTACATCTTAGCTGGAGACACCGCTTCTTAAGATATGTTCGTACTTCCTACATTTGGATTGGGGGTTATCGCTAGTCCTACATTTACTTCTGTATTTGACGACACCTTAACATTCCCAACCATCCAAGTATTCGACAACGAGTCGGAGTTTATCGATCAAACGGACGCACCCGACTACACCATCGTCCACGCTAAAGACACCGATAAGTTGTATGTGTGGAACGGTAGTGCTTGGGTAATCTTTAATCAGAATTAATTATGAGTACACTTCAAAGTTACACTTCAGGAACACGACCATCAGCCAGCGGTAACACAGGTCTTTGTATATTTAGATCAGACACCAACGCTATAGAAGTATCGGACGGTACGAATTACTTGACCTACAATAGTGATGGTGTGGGGGTTACTTACCCATCGAACAGTTACAGTGTTGAGTTAGACGGTACAAATGATTATATAGATACGGGCGATAAGTTCGATTTCATACAGAAGACTTGTAACTTTAGCATCACTTTTTGGGTTAAGCTTATAGACCACACCAGCACAGCGGCTAATCAGTTTTTAGTAATGAGTACCTACGGAGGCGGTAATATAGGTCTTATGTTTTGGTACGACAATCGATTCGGAGATAAAAAGTTTCGATTTCTTCTTTCCGGTATTGGAAACTACGTAGAGGTAAATAACGGTATTACTGATAATAACTGGCATCATATAGCTTTGACTTGTGCTAATGGAGGTGACCAAAAAGTATATAGGGACGGTTCATTAATAGCAAGTGGGTCAGCTCCGAGTCCAACTACAAGCACAGCTACACACAATTTGTTATTAGGAGCGGCGATAAACACATCGACTTCAAATATTTCCGCACCGATGAACGGATATTTAGACGAAGTAGCTATCTTCAATCGTGAATTAACAAGCAGCGAAATAGATAAAATCAGGTCGTCTCCTTATAGTTATGTAGGTGCAACTTCAATTTATCGTTTTGAAAACAATGCGAATGATTCGGTAGGTACTAACAACGGTACTAACTTCAATGCTACATTTGAAACATCTGAGAAACCTTACTAATAGATATGAACAACAGAACATATGTAATAGCAGATACCTCCGAGGTTAGCGGTTTCGACTTTGACCAACTCATAGACATCAATGAATCGTACAGCCGTAAGAGTTTAGACGGATCGAAGATACTTGCACGGTACGAAGGCACACAACCATTCTTTCTGCTCGGCAAGACGGAGTACACACACGAAGAGATACTAAGCATCTTGAGTGGTCCTGAGTGGACGAGCGAAGACGACATCTAAACGGTATGCACGAAACAGCCCAAGGGCTATATCATTCGTTGGAGAACCAGCGGTGGTCATTCTTAGACAGAGGACGTACATCTTCTGAGCTTACACTTCCTTATGTCTTACCACCTGACGGTCACAACTACGCTACTAAATACTACACACCGTACCAAGGCATCGGAGCTAGAGGAGTATTAAATCTAAGTAGTAAGCTATTGCTTGCACTGCTTCCACCTAACGCTCCGTTCTTTCGTCTTGTTATAGATCGATATGAGTTAGACAAAGCAAAGGAAGACCTCGGTGTAGAAGGAGCAGAACAACTACGTACTGACTTAGAGAAAGCATTAGCTGATGTAGAGCGTAGTGTATCACAGGAAGTAGAAGTACAGAACTTCAGGAACGGTATCTTCCAAGCATTAAAGAACTTGCTTGTTACTGGTAACTCTTTGTTATATCTCCCTGATGAGGGTGGTATGAGAGTGTTTAAGCTGGATCGTTATGTAGTGAAGAGGGACCCAATGGGTAACGTTACACACATAGCTATTAAAGAAACAGTAGCTCCTATGATGCTTCCTGAATCGGTAAGAGAGGAAGTATATCGTCAAGAGAAAGAGAACAGTTGTGATTTATACACAGCAGTAGTTAGAGAAGATGACCACTTCAATGTTTACCAAGATGTAAAAGGTATTCTTATTGAAGAGAGCGTGGGTAAGTATCCGATTGAAAAGTCCCCGTGGTTACCGTTGCGTTACACACAGATTGATGGAGAGGACTACGGCAGAGGATTTGTTGAGGAGTACCTCGGAGACCTCAAGTCGTTGGAAGCACTTACAAAAGCGATTGTCGAAGGTAGTGCAGCAGCAGCGAAGGTATTGTTCATGGTCAACCCGAACGGTACAACAAGATCAAGAACTTTAGCAGAAGCACCCAACGGTGCAATCGTACAAGGGTCTGAAGCAGATGTATCGGTGTTACAACTTAATAAGTTCAATGACTTCCGTACCGCTCAAGCTACTATGGCTGGTATAACAGACCGATTAAGCCAAGCATTTTTACTGACATCTGGAGTAGTTAGAGATGCAGAACGTGTAACAGCTGAGGAGATAAGAATGCTCAGTCAAGAGTTAGAAGCTGCATTAGGTGGTCTATACTCTTTGTTATCTCAGGAGCTACAGCTACCCATCGTCAGTCGTTTAATGGATAAGATGTCTAAGAGTAAGAGATTACCTAAGATACCAAAGGACATCGTTAAA